CGCGGCGGCGGCGGCGCGCGGGCAGATAGCCCTGGCGAAGGAGAATTTCTGGATCAACCTCGCGGGCATGGACAGACTGTGGGAAAGCGTCGGCCGGGCCGGAGAGAATATGTTCGACCGCATATCCGCACGTTTGGATATGTGGTACAACTCGTTCGACCCCAACAGACTGGACAACATCTTCGACGACTTCGTGGATGGCGTGGAGGATGCCATAGGCGCACTGACGACCCTTTCGGACTGGATACTCAACCTCTCCGACTTCTTCGGGCTCTTGAATCCGTGGAGCTGGGGCGACAAGAGCCGCTGGGACTTGCGGTACGAGAAGTCGGCCAAGCAGTCGGAATTCGCCGAGCGGCGCAAGGCCGCCACATACCTGTCGGAGGAGATCGGCAGGAAGTACGTAGAGGACTACCTGCGCACGCCCGCGGCCCGCAAGGCGTGGGGCCTGGACGAAGGGACGAAGGAGAACCAGGCGGCGAACCTCAAAGATGCGCGCGACATCCTGCTAAAAAACTTCGTCACCACCTTTACACCCAAGGTTCGGGAGGGGTTGCAGGAGCTGCCCGGGCACCTGACGCCCGAGGAGGGGGTTCCGCAGTACCCGACGGGGCTCCTGAGGTACCAGTACACACCATACGAAACGAATACCGGGTTCAGCCTGTTCGACTTCCTAAAGACCGGGAACACGAAGAACGTCACTACCGTAACCAAGGGCGAGGCGTCCATAGCCCCCGTGACCTTCCGCTCCAATCCCGCGCTCAACGACCGGGAAGTCGCCGAGAATTTCAACCGCGTGACGAAGATTTACGGCGAAGGAGGAAGCGGCACGAGCGGGAAGGACACCAAGAAGATCGAAGACCTGACCAAGGGATCCAAGTCCCTTATCATCAACTTCAACGCTCCTATCGTGCAGATGCCTACGCAGATAAACACCAGTGCCACGCCCGAGGGCGTCATGCAGACCATATCCAAACAGATCGAGGAGGTGACGATTCGAGGACTGCAAATAGCCTTCAACAACTCAACACGCATGCTCAATGGCTAAAGATCAATATACCGCAAACACAACCCCCAACGACACTCCGAGCGACCTCCCGTCCTTGGGGCAAGTCCCGGCGTACAAGGCCGTGACGGAGGGCATAAGCGCCATAGAAAAGGCATACCAGGCGGGGTTGAAAATAACCCTGGCGGAGGTGGGATTCTGGCGTCAGGTCGTTCAGTTCCGCGGCAAGGCCAAGACTTCAGACCCCCAGTATACCGGGATGGCGGACACCCTAAAGCAGTCCGACGACTACAAAACGGCCATACAATCGGTAGATCGCCAGGATGTACAGCGAGAATACGTATTCCGCTGCGGGGATTATTTCCTCCCTATCAACCTCACCTACGAAGTGGAAGGGGAAAAGAACGATTCTACCTCCCAGCTCGTCGACGGGGCAGAAATCCTCCAGGTTCTCAACTATAAACCGATGGTCGTAACCGTGCGTCTGCGCATTGAACGCAACTTGTCTCGCGTCGACACGGACGCCTCGGCCTCGAATCTTTCCATGCTCGACGCCTTGTCCTATGAGGCATATGCCGACCAAGGGCTCGACAACACCGATCCCGCGGCCATGGCTATCGCCGACCTCGGCGTGGCTCTTCGGAGTTTGTGGCAGGGGCAGGATGTTTTCAAGATCGAGAACAAAGTCCTCAACAACGACCTCGGCCTGGAGTGGGTGTACATGAAGCGGTTCAAATATACCCCCAATCCGGGGTCTACCATCGTGGACGTCAGCATGACGCTCCATCAGATCAACATGGACGAAAACGCCATCGTATTTACGCAGGAGACGGTAAATACGACCAATCCCGGGGGGGGGCGGTAGGTGATGAAAGGTAATTTGTTCAGAGTAGGAAACGAGGTGTTTATCGAGGGGAAGAGCATCGGCCGATTCGCCTCAGTAGACATTACCGAGGAGCGTGATTCCCTCTCGGGAAGCTGCACCATGACCCTCCCGGTATATGCCATCGGGTTCCGGCAGGGATTGCCTCCGGCACAGCGCATAAGGGCGGCCTTGGAGGGCATAAACATCAAGCCCGGCGCCCGCATAGACATCGACGGCTGGTTCTACAACAATGCTCAGTTGGGGCAGCAGTTCGAGAGGCTGCGCATTTTCAGCGGCTTCATCCGGCAGGTCATCGGGGGATTCCCGTCGAAGATCGTATGCGAGGACTACTCTTTCATCCTGCGGTTCGGCACTATAAACCGGGACTGGGTGTCGCGCACGAAGCTAAAGGACATGGTGGACTATCTATGCCCCATCTCGAACAAGGCATTCGAGGACTACCGCAAGGCACAGGGGTTCGACAACCCGGCGGACTTCCCGGCTCTGTCTTTCGATTCATCGGATAGTGCGGATGTGGAGTTCGCGTTGCAGACCTTCAAGCTCATATCGCCGTTCGAGGCCCTGTCGAAGCTCATGAATATGTTTACGCTGTACGGCACTGTGAACACCCAGGGGAAGGTGTATTTCGGTATTGGCGTGAGGGACAAATTCAAGCGCACGGTGACACTGGCCACGAACACCAATGTCATCGGCCGCGACATAGTGCCTACCGACGGGCTGTTCGAGAACTACAAAGTGGTGGTAAACGCCCTCATGGCCGACGGTACAAAGTACACCTACGAATACGGCGATTCCCAAGGCGAGGCGCACCGATATTTTGTCCCGGCCAATACGGTATCGCTGACCGAACAGACGGCCAAGAACATAATGGCTCGGTTGAAGGGAACGCGCAACAAGGGAACCATAAAAACCGTGCTCTATCCGCAGGTTAATATGTTCGACTTTGTGGAGTACACGGACACCATGCTCCCGGAGCTTACGGGAAACTACTACGTGATAGGCAGGAATTTGAGCTGCGATACTTCCGACGGGTTCATCCAAACCCTGACAGTAACCAACGAAATGTTTATATTATGAAAACATCCGGCACTTTCGACGACGAATGCGCCCGTTTGGGAGCGGAATTCGGAACAAAGATGAATGACGGGAGGAGGGTGTCGCTCGTCATAGCTACCGTGTCGGCCATAGACGAGGACGCCAAAACCTTAGAGGCTGTTGTGGACAATGATAGGATATTCAGCGACATAAGTCTAAACATTTTTCCAAATGGGGGCAACAGCCTCTATATTATACCCTCCATGAATTCCCTTGTGGTGCTGGGGTTCATAGAGGGTTACTCCGAGGTTCCGGTGCTCATAAAAGCCACGAAGATCGACAAGATGGTCGTATCGAACGTCGCGGGCACCGAAGAGGAGGGAGAAAGCACTATTTCTTTCGATAAGAACGCTGTGGAAATAATCCGCGGCACCTCTTCTTGGCGGATTGAAAAAAATAAAATATCTTTCATCGCCGATAAAATTGAAATGGATGGCGGGGAGAACGGGGGGCTTGTGCTGGTAGATGGCGTCACCACGGCGCTCAACAATTTAGTGACGCAGGTAGGGAATATGTGCACAGTATTCAATGCGCATACCCACGGGGCCCAAGGTGCGTCGCCTCCGGCCACCCCTATGACCGCTCCCTCTCAGTTCAATAAAGGAGACTACGAAAATACCAAGATAACGCAATGACAGACGCAAAATTCGACTTTCAGGTCAACGACATAGTTATATCCAACGGGGACGTCGAGTTGGTGTCTTTGTGCAGCCAGCAGAACGCCACGCTGATATTTTCCAAGTCGGCAGCAAGTCTTACGAAGCCCCAGTTCGGGGTCGGATTCGAGGACTTCTACCCCCTGCTGCCCAAGTGGGCATGGGGTAAGGTTGAGGCCACGGCTGAAAAGCAAATATACGACGACGGAGCCCTCATTGCCCGCGTGAATATCTTTGAGGAGACAGCCTCGGGAGTTGTGAACGCGGACATACATGCGCGATACAAGGAGTAGACATGGCAAAGACGTACACAGTAAAACAGGGAGACACCATCCAGGACGCGGCATTCAACGTGTCCGGCTCTCTCGCGGGCATAGACCCGATATTGGAGAAAAACACGCCCACGAACATCCCGCCCGCGGACTGGAAGGCCATGCAGTACCGCCAGGAGCCTCCCGCCAAGAACTTTATGGAATCCTACACTCCGGCGCTGAGGACAAATCAGATTCTCGACGTCGAGGGGATCGACACACACAACCTACAAACCTTGCAGAGGCCTCCCTTCAACTCCTCGATGGACGTGAAGGAAGAGGTGGAGGTGGAAATCTCGCGTCTCTTCAAAGCTACGGCCGAAGGAGGACGCGCCCTCATATCGGCGCTTGCGCCCGAGGCTATGGGGGCGATGAGGAGGACGAACGGCAACTTTTTGCGCGACACGTTCTACAACAGCCCCTATACCGTGCAGTGTTTATTCCGCACGCCTCCCAAGTACAAATACACTCCCAACCCTGAATCTTTGTATCGGGAAATACTTGACACGTCGGGGGCAACGAATTTCCCTCAAATCTCCATCAGTAACCCCTCAAAAGACATTACCTCTCTTGCGTTATTTAACAATCGGAGGGTTATGTTTGTACATCCTGTTTTTTGGGACTATTTATACAACGCCGTATTCATGAGCGACGGAGCCAAGAGCTATCTATACATCAACAACGTACTGTTAAAATCCGTGGATGTATATTGGGTTAATTATACTTCTTATCTATATCTTGGTGGACGTGGCGGCAATAACAGGCCAGCGGTTGATTTTATGGGGGAAGTGATATGCGCCCGCTGGTTCGACCGCGCATTCACAGAGGAGGAGCTGGCGGCGCTCCAAAACGGAGTGCGGCCCCAGGACTATATCGTGCCCCCGGCTTTGAAGGTCAACTGCGTGGCAGAATATATCCCTCAGAACCTCATACCCTCCGAGGAGGACAGCTCGAAGCCCGTCATGTGGCTCGACAGCGCCAAGCAGATGCCACCCGACATCTCTACTCCGCCGATCCTTCGCAAGTCTATCGGGGGTTATGACTTGACGCCCAATGATAATCCAAGGATAAGCCGCGAGCCGATCTACAAACCCACTTACGACTTCAAGGGCGCCTATACCGCCAATGGCGCCTTCGAGGGACAGCGCATATCCACACAGTCGCTCGACGACGGGACGCTGGAGTGCTACTTCAAAACCGGAGACGACATCCATAATGAGCAGTGCGTATTCAGCATGGCGGATAATATGGCACTTCCAAGGCTCACAATTAGAGCCAACAAATTGCTTTTCGCAACCAACGATTTCTCAGTGGATTATCTCTGCAAGCCAAACACGACTTATCACGTGGTACTCCGCTATGCTTTACAGGAAAATTTAGGCTACATCTTTGTAAACGGGATCAAGATTTCGGGGACGTTCAAATTGGGTCGTAATATGCAACAAAAATACATCAACCTTGGCATATACACCGAAACTATTCCGATCTTGTTGAAGGGCGAAATCTACCACTTCCGCAACTTCAATACACACCTGACAGAAGCACAGGCGTTGATGCTGTGGAACGGAGGCGATCCCGCGTCGTTCGTGGTAGATGCGGCTATGAAGGCATCCTGCACGCGGGAGTATCTGCCGCAGAACATCCAGCCTCGGAGCGACGACCCCACCAAGGCGGGCTATTGGTGGTCGTCGCACAAACAGATGCCCGTCAACGGAGTGTTGGAGCCCCTGTCGGATCCCCCCGCGGAGTGGCCGAATACAAACCTCTACTATTACAACTATCCCTCAATAATTAAACGATAACCGATATGTCACTGATAGACACGATATGGGAAAATGTACAACGGCTGATCCCGTCCATTAACACCAGCAACGCCGGCATCCTGCGCAAGATCGCGGAGGTGGTAGGCACCGTGCTTGACATTGTGCGGCTCGAAATCCTGCGCAGCGAGGAGACGATATCGGCGGCCGCGAAGATCGCGCGCGTGACGAGCGAGGCATGGTATGTCGAGAAGGCATACGCCTATCAGCAGGGCGATCAGGTAGTCGTGGTGAACGAAGCGACGCAAGAGCTGGGCTATGCGACCATAGATGCCACGAAGCAGATTATAAAGCAGGCTTCGATAGGCGCTACCGAGGAAGGGCTGTACTACATCAACGTCGCGACGTCCGACGCCAACAACAACGTCGTATCCCTGACGCAAGACCAGCTTAACGCCTTCAGCGCCTACTACCGCAATTTCTGGGGCGTAGGCGCGCAAATCCAGGCCGCATCCAACCCCCCGGCCGTGCTATCGGCCAGCAAGCTGTACATCCGCTTCGACAAGTCGTACAACCTCGACACCATCAAGTCCAGTGTCAACACGGGCCTGCATGACTTGCAGATGCAACGGCGCACGTCAAATATTCTGTATATCAACGACATAGAAAGATACCTCTCGGGGCTTACGGGCGTCAAGGACGCATACTTCTCCGATGTCACGGTATCCCAGAACGAGGGTGTAACGACGCCTACGGACGGCAAAATAGTGCTTAACCCCGGCTACTTCAACTTCGACCCCAAACTGTACGATTTCACCAAGAACATCACAATCTTCGAGGCTATATGATGCGCTTCCGATATATCGACATCCCGAAGCTGGTGTTGCAGCTGCTCCGGCCCAACTACTCGGTGCGGCGCGACCACAGCTACACGGAGCAGCCGTTCTGGACGACGATACTGTACCGATACTGCCTGGCGATGCTCATGGTGCTGCATGACTATCTGCACAACTACTACATGGTTCGATCCAAGTGGTACATGATGGCGGCGTGCACACCCACGTACGGGCAGATCGAAGGCGTACTCCGGTACTGGTACGGCGAGTGGGGCCAAATATCCATCGCCCCGAGCGGCGCGAGCATATGGCAATCTATGTGGTACGATTCGCCTACGCCGCCCATATACCTGTACGACACAGATACGCCGAAGGTGTGGTTAGGTCGCGGCGGCACCGTCACGGAGCAGCCCATCATATCCATTCCCTCGGCACTGTACAACGACCAGGAGGCATACGGCCAATTCGTGGCGGACGTAAACACACTGTTCCCATTTTATGTGAAGTACACTATAAAAGCACAATAACATGTCAGGAATAAAAAATATCAACGTTGTATCCGGCACGGGAAACCCCGTGCAGATGCAGGATTTGCAAAACCTCTGGAGCGCCATCAACTCGCTCCTCCGATCCACCAAAACGCCCATCTCCATCGTTGCGGGATTCGCCACGGCGAACAGCAGCACCGGGACGAATATCGGCGAAGGCATCATCTGCTATCAAGGACAGGCTTACTACCTGGCCGCCAATAGTGCTAAAATAGGCCAGTATCTTTATGCCAACACCATACAGGACGAACAGCGCGTGTATGAAGATGGCACGACGCGCTATACATATCAGGATTATGTCGTGAATGCTGCGGACAATGCGTCGGCATCGGGCATTGGCACCCTCATAGGGCAGGCCACGGCGACTAACCTCGCAGCATGGAAGGTGGGCGTGCTATCCGACGGTTCCGTAACAGCGGCTATGCTGGCCGATGGCGCAGTGACGACGCCAAAGCTCGCAGATGGGGCGGTTGGTAGCTTGCAGATCGGCGTGGAGGCAATCAAGAACGGCAACATCCAGGATGGACAGATCACCGGGAGTAAACTGGCCGACCAGTCCATTCCCGGCTCAAAGCTCAGTAATGAGACCATCACCGGAACGCAGATTGCTGACAAAGCAATCACTGCTGAGAAGATTGCCGATGCGACGATCACCGTGACTCAGATCGCAGCTGAAACGATCACGAACGAGGAGATCGCCAACAAAACCATCATCGCAAATCAAAAGCTGGAGAATGGTTCTATCGAAGAGGCACAATATGGCACCGCGTCGGTATCGACACGAGCATTGCAAGTAAACTCGGTTACTACTCCCGCCATCAAGGACGGATCAGTTACGGGCGCCAAGATCGCAGAGGGCACCATATCCGGGATAAAAATAGAAGACGGTTCTATTCCGGAGAGTAAAATGACCGCTCCGGGAGTACTTTACCTGGAACCGACTACCGTGGTTCCCAATGCGCTGCTATCTAATTACAAATTAAATATCATCAAAATCGGCAACATTGGCAGCACACATGTAAATGCCGTCATGCCTGCGCAACAATTGCCCGGCACACCTGTTCGAATATTCATAGAACACACCTTTTCAGGGAATGCTGTCGTGGATATAAGACTGTCAAACGTCGGGGTAGTGGCAGGTACTATCAACATTTCCAGCACCGTTAGCGGTATGTATGCCGAAATATTTGTGTACGACGGCTGCGTATTTTACTGGGTTTCGGGCGACGGTAATTATCAAAGAGAATAGGATAATGGACACCTTATTGAAATGGATCATGGCTGTGGTGGGAAGCCTGCTGTCGTTGTTCGCTCCCGTGACGCCGCTGGTGCTATGCGCTTTGATATTCGTCATGATAGACTTCGTGATGGGTATACTGGCCGGGCGCAAGAGGGCGGCTCGGCAGCATAAGGACTGGTATTTCTCCAGCGACAAGGCATGGAAAACAGTCATCAAACTCACGTGCATTGTCGTTGGGATCGGCATGTGCCATCTTATAGACACTCAAATCCTCGACTTCATGAACTTACACCTGGCCAAGCTCTTCGCGGGCATGGTATGCGGCATCGAAATGTGGTCGTATTTGGAGAATGCCGTGGAAATATCCGACGCTCCGGTGTTCCGATCCCTTCAAAAATACGTGGGAAAGAAGATGAAGGATGAAGTAGGTATTGATATTGAAACCGCCCCCACAGGCTCCCGCCGACGGGGCAATAACGTCAAACGCAAAAAAAATACGATATGAAGATTACAATCATGGGGCACAAATACGATTACCCCTACATTTTTGTGAACGGAGTAAAAATGCCCGCGACCTTTATTGCCCGCCCGGCCAACCCGCGGGTAGACATGGGGCGCCGAATCATCATCGAGCCAGCGCTTCCGGAAGGTGGCAACGTCCTGCTTACTGCGGACTACCTCGACTTCGAAATCAACGAGACAGTCATCTCCGACAACCCGTCGGCCTACACTCCCGCCGACGTTTTGAAATTACTCAACGAAGGGTATGAATCCCCTACTGGCGATGATTTCCCGGGCATCGGATCGGGTCTCTATTCCGGCGGGGGGGGGACTCCTGAAATTCCCGACGGTTTTATCACCACAGAAAAGCTGGCGAATAACTGCGTCACGAACGCTAAGATTGGGCCTTTGTCCGTCGGGTGGGCTAATTTGCAACACCACTGCATAAACAGCCTGAAAATAGATGCAAAAGCTATTGTCGCCGAAAATTTGGCCGACGACTGCGTGACTACCGATAAGTTGGCTGACAGTGCCGTGACTTCGGCTAAGATCAAACCCTCTGCTGTAGGCACATCGCAACTGGCCGTGGGCGCTGTATCCGGCGACATCATTCAAAAAAATACAATCGTGGCGTCGAAGCTTGCGGATGGATGCGTAGGCGCCGCAGCCATCGCTGACGGGGCTGTCACCGGTGATAAAATCGCCAATGCGGCCGTTACGGTCGACAAGATCGCCGACGATAGCGTAAATTCGGATAAAATCGTCGACGGAGCTATCAATGTCAATAAGATAGCCGCAAATAGCGTTGGCAACGGGCAGATATTGGACGGTGCCATTACGGCGTCGAAGATCGGAACAGCGGAAGTCGGCACGGCTGCGCTGGCTCCCCTTGCAGTAACCACGGATAAAATTGCGAACGGCGCAGTGACGACGGATAAACTCGCAACATCTTCCGTCGCCACCGAAAAGCTACAAGACCTGTGTGTCACGACGCCCAAAATCGCGGATCAGGCTGTCGACACTACCAAGCTCAACACAGGAGGCTCCCCCGGGGGCAGCGTTGAGTAGGCATAAAAGAACAGGCACCCTATCGGCGCCTGTTTTTGTTTGGCGGGTCTATCCCTCGCCCAGCGATCCCGAACACCAGCATAATAATCCCGGCCACAAAGAAGAGTACGCACGCACTGCTCATGACTATGCTTTTATTTCAAGGTGGAACGCAGGCTCGCTCAGGTCATACGAAAACTTGGGGTTTTTGCCGGGAATAGATACGGGCGAAATCACTTTGATGACGCGCGGCTCGTCGAGTGCTGCGACCAAGAACTCCACGGGTTTCTCCATAGTCATACTCACGTCCAGCACATTCACCTTGCGATACTCCTCAGCGCTCACACAGTGCTTGGACACCCGTTCGCCCTTTTCGCTAAGCCGACTGATAAGTTTGGACATCTCGTCGATGGTCTCCTCTTTGTCCATGCCCTGATCCTGGCAGTCGTCGAACAGTGCGGTCACCTTTCTGCCGGGTTCCCGGTAGCGGATGCGCTTTCCGGCGACCAGGTTGTTGTACATGGCCATCGCCTGCCGATAGGGATTGCGCCACGTGGAGGTGATGGTCACCTTCGGGTTGTCGCTCTTCTCGGCTATGGATTCGAGCAGGTCGATGACCGATGAAGCTACCATGTCCTTGCACTCTTTCAAGAGCGACGAGGAGAATACTACTCGTTTTGTTGTTCCCATGTTGTGTCTGCTAATGATTTGATATTGAATGATATAAACTCACATCCCTTGGGTACTATGTACTTGCGTATATGCGCTTTGTAGATTAATTTGTCGTTGAATTGATACCTTTCTTGCAGCGCATCCTGGAACGGTTTTACCGCGTTGTCGTAGTCGCACTGAGTGTTGGAGAATCCGAACTCATACCACACCTCGAACGGAGGAGACGGCAATTCTATGTCCGGGAGTTTTAAGAGGCATTCTGCGCGGAAGGCATCGTGCTCGCTGGTTTTGAATCGGCGCCCTTTGTATGCCCTATTTACCGTCAGCGGCTTGACCTGTATTGACACTTTGCTGTTCATGGTATATGCAAATCTTTTCGGTGTTTATGTGCGTCACCATGCCTGTCTTGGGGCAAATATGGTGCATATTCTTTTCGGCCGACAGGTATTTGCAGGACTTGCATGTTACCTTCGGCCGATCTCTGAATCCTTCGGTCTTCGGTTTTGCTGGCTTTTTAGGCGCCCTCAGCTTCATTTCCTCCAAATATTAAACCCTCCGCGCACCTCTCCGTATGGGGCGTCATCGAAGGGGTTGTACCCTACGGTTCCCTCGATGCTGAACCGCCCCTTGTTGTATCGCACGCGCGCGCCCATAAACTGATTGTTCCATCCGGGGGCAACCTGCGCGGCCACTACTATCCCCCCTTCCCATGTAGGCGGCATGATCGTCGTGGTGTGATGGGTCTGCGTTATGATCTTGGTTGGCACGAACAAGTCTATACTTTCGAGCATAGGTTTGTACCCGGACACCGTGGCCCGATAATTTTCGGTCTGGAATGTCTTTAGCTCGAAAGGAAGCGTTACAGCCACTTTAACCGTGTCGCCGGGCAGATATACCATCACCGTGTCGATCCTCGAAATTTGATGCGTATTTGTTATAATGACAGTATCTCTTACATACTCCCTTATGACCACCGTATCGACGCGGCATTCGATCTCCGGTTTCGATAGGGTGGAACAAAGCCATGACCGCAGGCTATAAAGTGCGATCATGGCTATGATTACCCCGATGATGGCCGACGTTAGCCTGTTCATCTCCTATGCGTCGATCTCTTTGTCGACGATGGTGCCGTACCACGAGCGTAAAAACCATCCCGATACTACCCCCGCGAGGAATCCGATGGTTCCGGCGCTTCGAATGCTGCCCGGCAGGAAGTTGAACACAATGATGGCTACCACGGCTACCGCAGCAGCTATCAACCCGATTTTCAGTTTGTTGTCCATTTTATATAAAGTTAAAATTCAGGTATTCTCGGTATAGCGGGCGTCCAGTTGGATATGATTCCGTCGAAAAACAGAATCCAGTGCCGAATCTCGCTCGTGATATTCAGCACGTCGTTCTCGGTGGTAGGGTCGAACACTTTTGCATCAACCCCTCCATGCACCATTGCGACGATTTCGTTTAGGTCGTCCCGCATTTCGCGCGCGATGGTCAGAGCATCGGGGATCGTAAGCGCCTCCTCGATCTGAGACGAATCCACGAACTGCGTCATCGTATGCAGCGGAATGCCATCCAGCACGCGGATGGTCTCGGCCATCTTGTCGGCGCCTTTCCGGAGCGTGGCCGCAGTATCGTCCAGCAGCAGGTGCAGGGATCGGAAGGGCGTGCCGTATACCATCCAATGACGCCCTTTGGCGTTCGAGTAGGCTACTTCGAGGGTGGCCAACAGCTCATTCAGAATAGAAGTCTGATTTTTCATCTTTCTGTTTGTGTATTATGGGTTTTATGGCGTCCGGATTGTTTGCGATGAAAACGACCTGTTCGTTTAGCGCATACTCATCCACCTTGTCGTAAAATTTGTATATTTGGTTCTTATGGTCAACACACTGGAAACGGAGGGCGTCGACCTCGGCCACTTTGCCGGAACGCAGATACACCAAGTGTTTCATGGCTTTATGGTTCATTATCGGGTTCGGGGTTTTGCTTGGCATCATCCTGCCATCTGTACGACGGTCGCAGCATTCTCCCATTTCCTATAAAGGTAGGTTTGCCTCGCTCCCCTACTTCCGGTTTGGGCTGGTAAAGATATACGGTATGCGTGTGCCCGAATTTGTCTATTTTTTTGAGCGGCGCGATGCAAAGTTTAACCTTGGCTCCCAACTCTCCGTTATTGCGGACAAACTCTTCTATCACGTCAACAGGTATCTTTTTCAGGTCTATTTCGGCATATAAGATTCCCGCCATGATTCAATCTCCAATTTCGCCTCGTGTTCAAACTTCGATATTATTTTGCTGTACGCCTTTATCTCCTTCATATCCTCAAACTTGCGGATATGGTAGTATGAATTCCGGCTCGTGCAGTTCAGGTAGTTGGACAGCTTCACCCCGTTCATGAGCTTGTGGGAGTACATGATATGGATGAATACCGTTCGGGCGTCCGTAACCCTTTGGCGCCGACAGGGTGCCTGTATCTCCTCCAGCGATACGCCAAAGTGGCGTTCGAGCAGCATCCCTATTTTCGATAAAATAATTTCCATGCAGTAAATATAGTAAATTATTTTATCATACAATCCCGATCCGCTCTATTTTTTCTTGTCCAGCTCTTCAAGGACGGCATCGGCGAAGTCGATAGCCTGACGAGCAATCAGTGTTTCAGCTGGTATGTTTGCGCACTCACCTTTAGCCTGCCAGCCATCAGAGACAAGCACAGGAAACGTAGCTGCCATCATCTGCCCGGCATACACCCTCCGCCAGTACTCCCGGTCAACTGTTAAGTTTTCCTTAATAGTTGGATCAACCTTTTCGAGCTTATCCTCGATATGGTTCCCGTACTCTCCCCGCGCCAGCTTCTCGGCGTAGTCGTCGTCGCGCATCATCAGGTCGGAAGCGTCTTTGAAATCTTCAATGATTTCACCTCGTTCTGTCCATGAGGCGCTTTGCTCCCAATCGCCCATATCAATTAAGGCCAATATGGGCTTCCTGCCGCACCCTTTGCAGTCAAATGCGATAATTCGCGCATTCCTCCCGTCCCTCGTGCACACGGCCGCACCTCGCTTGGCGGCCTCTAAGTCAAATTTTCTCATAATTTTTCAGTTTTTCGAGATTTTGCGAGAATCTCGATATTTCAACAATTCGAGTTCGAATTGTACCACTTCGGTTTTGGGAATCTTGTAGTGAAGGTTATTTCATTCACTTCCTCGCATTCGATCATATAAGCCTCCGGCCATAGCCCCTTTATTTGCTCGACATTTTCGGCATAGGCGACAATAACGAAAGCGTCGACGCTTTCGCCCGTACACCAATACGGATACTTGATCGGCCATTTAACTGGCCGATAATCGTTACCGCAATCTTTGAATTTGATATAGAATCTTGCTCGTATCATTTCTCCCTCTTTTTGAAATGTTCGATAATCTCCTCAACCGTGGCCTTACGGGCGGGGATACCGACCCGATGCTCCAGCAAGCATTTTTCGAAGCTCCCAATGGGTGCATACAGCCCTTGGTTTACCCATGCCTTCGCTTCCTCCGCGATAAACCACTGCTCGCGGTCGTTCTCGTCGTTCATCGCTGCCAACGCCTTGAACAGCTCGACATTCTCACCGCAGTCGTAACTCGGATTGCGACTCTCGGCATTTTCGGCCTTAAACTGACCGATGCTGTATCGGGTCTCCTCGTCGGATGACATCCTCCATTTATATCTGTCAACAATGATATTCCCAACATATTCGCCCGTATTCTTATAAACCGACACAACTACATCATCGCTGCCACCTAAAGGTTCTGTAATATAGTAAGCCATCTCATTGCTATTTTACTAATTCGAAAAGTGTTTTACTCTTCGCTATCGTCCCGATTTTCACCCGTTCCGCCTCTTCTTTAGTGTCGAACTTTAATACCATTCCTTCGCGTATTGGGCATCCATTATCCCGCCAAAGTACATAAACCATAAGACACCACTTGTCATCCCAAAACGTGGGCGTCCCGTATATCTCAGCCACGTAAGCATATATTTTACGGGTGACTATTTGACAGGTCAAATCGCTCATTTCACCAATTCAAATTCGTAAACCACCACCCACGGGTTCCGATCCCACGTTCCACGGCCGGACACCTTGTCGATTAGTGCGGCGAAGGCCTTGCGGGGAGTGTCAAATTCAACGGCTGTTCCCTTTTTCTCGTCGACAAACCCATACGTGGTGGTATCTGTGGATTCGTACCACGATTCGATAATGCCCTCGCGAAAACAGTCATCGTGCGAAATGCTCTGCAGCTGCTCGCACTTGATTCCGGTGATGCGGATTTGGTGGGGCATCAAATCGGCTCGCACAAACAGTTTGTTTCGCCAGCCAGGTGTTCTATCCGCGCCATATACAGGAATGTCACATCTTGGCGAAAACGCATGGTAATAACTTTGCGCCACGGCCACGACCTCGCCGACCTTGTAGCGGCATTTATGGCGAAAAATTTCAATTCCTTGACAGCACATTACGATACAGCCAGTGGCTTCCTCATAGGTGAAGTCTTCGGCCGAGGTCGCAGCCCGTTGAAATTGTTCACCTCCCTCGATGCGGCGCGTATTGTTTTTTATATAGTCAATGACCGCATCCGTCAGTCCATAGCGGTCGTTAAACATTATCTTCTGCATGGTTATTCAGTTTTAAGTAATTCTGGGGTGTCGTGGATATTACCTATTTTCGTAAATGAACAACACCAAATTTCCTCAGGTTCATTGTTCGCATCTACAAAACAGAACATCCGATCTCGATAGGCAATTACGCTACGCCTATTGATTTTCATGAGATTTTCCCATTCTACTATATCTCCCTCCCAAACATCCGTGCCGTTATTGTCTTTCAGCCCAATATACTCGCCGACGGTAGTGGGATCAACTTCATATAATCCTGTAAAGGTCTTGATAAATATCCGGCCTGCGTCTGCGCCGTAGCAATGAATCAGGTCTCCATAAACCCACTTGTCGTTATCTATACGCTTGCCTCTGAATTTACTCTCTCGCATAACTATTCTTGTTTGAGGTTGTTAATTCTGTCGATCTCGACTTTCAAATTCATCTCTGCGCAACGCACATCCCGTTGCAATTCCTCCAGCCGAGCTATCTGCTCCTCGTCCATCCGCGGGCATCCCCGCAGCCAGCTGTCGTAGTTCGGGGTTTGCAGTTCGCCGTTGGCAATAGACCCTACACGCAGGCAGTAGTCGTAATATTTGACATACTCCTCCTCCGGAGCGTCCCGGTCGATGTCCGTCAGTATATCCGCCATACTCACGAATAGATCGCCAACTTCTGCAATTCCTCCGGGGTCGTCGCCTACCCCCGCATCCGGCTCATAATCGTAGCCGTGCTTTTCGCAGAAAGCGGCCAGATAGGCGTTGCAAACCGCGTTGTAACTTAGTCTCAGTTCCTCGCGTGTAAGTTTCATTAAAATCGTCTCAACGTGGTCAGGCATATCACTGTAAGGTTGTTTATGCACCCGTTGCCCAGTTCGCACAAGTCGCCCAGTTTGATATTGCGCGCCTCAAATTCGGTGGCTAATTCAGAAAGTTCGTTGTACTGAAAGGGTGTCCAGCCTTTGCCTGAAACCCAGAGATAAAGTGTTTTCATGGTTGGTTATCTTTTGTGTTTAATTTTTCATAAAACACATCCATAATGTTTTGCCGCTCCGTCCTGTCGGATGTCCAAACAGCGGATTGTATGGAATAATGTCCAATATCTGCCGCACTTTTATCTGCTCCTCATTCCATTTGAATATGAGCGTTCCGTTGGGCTTAAGAACGCGCATACATTCTTCAAATCCCTGCCGAATATCATCCTTCCACGAGGGCAGCAGACGGCCGTATTTCTTGGACATCCATGACGATTCGCCAAGTTTATTCAGATGGGGAGGATCGAACAGGACGAGATAGAACGCATTGTCGGGAAACGGCATCTTGCGGAAGTCCCCGACTACATCGGGCTTAATCTCCAACATGCGCCCATCGCAAAGGGTGTGCTCCTCACTGCGGCAATCCAGGAACAAGGCATCAGGATTGCCCTTGTCGAACCAGCACATCCGGCTGCCGCAACATGCATCGAGTATTTTCTTGTCTGTTTCCATCGTAACGTTACTTGTGTTTAACTTTCCGATTCGGTATGCAGGAAATCCAGCCCCAGAACGGTATGCGCCGCTTCAAGTAGTCCGGATCATCCTCATGGTTGTATGCCTCGGTCTCAAAGCAGGTGTAGTAGTATGCGCCCGGATAGGGAGGGATAATCACCTCGACCAGCCACGATATGCCGTAGCAAATCCATCCGGCGAATAGAATGCCGACCACCGTAAGCGCCCAGCCCCACCAGGCGAACGAGTAGTTGATGGCGACAGGTAAGAGGATTGCCGCAAACAACACGGACAACTCAATCTGCTGGCAGCAATGAATCCCCTCGTGGCGGCGCGTAGTCTCGTCCATGCTCCACGCCATCGGCTTCCGGGTAAAAGACCACAAAAGCCATGTTACCCAGCTAAACCCCTTGAACGGGATCAACTTGTTGTGAACTTCGATAGGTAGTTTCATAGGTTCAAACCATATCCGTTAGACACTATCCACTCAATACGGTTGCACAGAAGTTCTATCAGGTTATCGCCCATTTCATCTCCAATATTATCGGCTTCTAATGGGGTAAGTACGGGGGTGTAACAGAATCTCCATCCACCGCCAACCACTGCTTTCAGTGTCAGTTCGTAAGTGTTGTGGGCGTCCTGAATCACATTCGGAAGCACCTTTTCCAGCAGGTCGGCGACCGTGAAGGCGGGGGCGATAACCTCCATTTCCCTGTCCTCCACATCCAGCACGTAATCTCTTTTGATATATCTCTTCCTGTACACCAAGCTCGCCTTGTCCGCGGGCACTCCCATCTCGATCAGCCGCTTCGACTGCTCGATGCTCGTTACTTGATCTTTCATAGTCTTCATTTTTTCGCTTTTTTCTCTACCGAAATTAGACGTCCGGAGGCGTCGTAAACTCTCTTTTCCGTGTCGTTCTCTACCACGGTGTAAAGCAGGACGCCGTTTTTGTCCTTGACAATGTACCCGCTGGCCGTCTTGATTTTGACGTACACCACTTCCCCCTTGGAATCCTTTATCACCGTTTGATTTTGGCCATACGCGGGGGTCACAGTCATCAATGCGATGCAGATGATAACGAAAATGATTGCCGCCAAATAGGCGATGGTTGCTTTTGTCTCCTGTTTCATTTTTGTGATTTTTTTTGTTTGCTCCATAATTCCAGGATCTTCTTTTTTTGCTCCGGCGACATAGCCGCGAGCTGGGAATCCCTCACCTTTGCCTCGGCGTCTGCTATCCGGCCGCATTCTGCGCACCGCTCGTCGAAGTATTCCGCGAACCACTGGTAGACTATCTGCCCGTCGAGACGCCCGTATAATGCGCCGTATTGTCCTTTTTTGGCTCGCGTCATCACAAGTCGTACGTCTGCCAGGTTTAGCGCGTAGAAATCCTCCAGGATCATGGAACACGTCTCGATGATTTGAAACCTGTTCATCTTGGCGGATATGTTGAGAAACGATTGCAGATCGTCGATCCATAGCGCCATACAGGATATAACGAGCTCGTCTCCGTGGATTCGCCGAAGCCCCGACAGGGATTCCATTCCCGACTGAGCGCATTTGATCGGCGTGGACATAGCCCTACACGTCCTCATTCCATCCACCGGGCTATACAGGGCGGCTGGCGCCGAGGATGCGCTCAAACACAGCCCGCTCTTCGTCCGAGAGACCTCCTGCCCCTGTTGTCTTTCCTTGCTTTTCATTTTTCCACACTCGATTTTGTTTCTGCGATATTGCGAACTCAAAAATGCGTTTCCAGTCTATCGTCTTTCCCCTTCCCTTTTTCTTGTGCAGCCATCCAGCCTCCGTCGCCCAATACTCCTTGCATGCCTTTTCGAGGGTGAGAGAGACGTCGACCCCTGGATTGAAGCGCTCCCTTTCCGCCATCCACTCCTTGTCCTGCGTCCATCTGCACCATGCTTCCCGGCATGATTGCAGGTAAACGTCGAAGCTGTCGCGCCATGTCACCTCTTGGGCTGTCTCGATTTTTTCGCGCGCGCTTTTTTTGTTTTTACCAGCAATAGAAATATTCTCTGTTACTATCTCGGCATCTTCGAGTACGTTAGTACGAGAAGATATAATACTACCAGTATCAGTATCAGTATCAGTATCAAGGTTCGTCTGGGTTTCTCTGGGTTCGTCTGGGTTCGTCTGGGTTTTGTTGGGTTTTTCTGGGTTCCCAAAATAACCCACTGGGTTTTTCTGGGTTTCTCTGGGTTTTTCTGGGTTTTTTATGGACTTAGGACGTCCGCCTTTTTTGCCGTTATTCCTATTCCTCTCAACCACAGCGTCGTACCTCTTGTTGTTTTCGTCTATGTATGGCTTGGTAAGGTCGAATATCATAGCCACCACTACCGAATCTCCGCTATACTCCTCTCCGTCGAATCCATATCGCATGATCGCATCCAGCACCTCCCCTTTTTCGGTCATCGAAAGACGGTTGGTCGCTGTAAGCAGACTTCGAGGTATTACCATGGATTCTCTCATATTCGTTGAAATAAAAAAACCGCTCGTTCGATACCGGGGGGCAGCCCGGTATCTACTAAAGCGGTAAGTCACATTTTGCCCCTGCCCGAGCATTCACACCGCAAATATAAACAAACTTTTCCATTCTCCAAAAAAAATCAGAACGGAGTGTCCGTCATTGCCTGCCTCATGATCTCCTCCATGTATGCCTTCCTCTTCGCTGCGCGGCTGTGTCTGTTTGCCGCCGCCCTCTGTCTTTTGGCTACACTCAGCGGGTTGGCCATGTTCTCCTTCATGTCCCGGCACCACCTCAGATTCGAGGCATTGTTGTTCTCGACGTTCGTATCAAGGTGATCCACGATTTTGTCCCCCTCCCTTTTTGGGATAAAAGCCTCAGCTACAAGGCGATGAACAAAGTAGTTGTACCTCCCTAAACGGTTGAATAACCGCACCCTTACGTACCCGTCGGCATTGTAATCCACCTTCAACACATGGGGGTCTCCGCGCCGCGTAGACACCACCGTTCCGTCCTCTCCGATCCAATACCCCGGGAACTCGTCGATGGGCTTAAACTTCACCCCCCCCCTGTACTCCGGGAATCGTATGAAATCTGCATTCATTCATGTTGCCTATTTTTGGCGCCTTAGGGCGCATTTTACAATCTCTTCGAGGGTTGCATCCGGATCGGCATGCAAAGCCTCTGAAACGGCCTGTTTTGCCCTTTCTTTGGGGAAGCCCAAAGTGTTAAGAGCTCGTATCGCGTCCGTCTGCAATTCCTCGTTTACTTCTGGCGCTTCAGCTTCTGTCGGTTCCGAATCCTCAGCCTCGGATTCACCCCC